GGGCCATGTCCAAACCCTCCACGTGCTATTAGTGCCTCACCCGACACACACCCCGCAGGCGAAGCCGGAGGGGGGGGTGGAGGGCGAGGAGCGGCGGGTCCCCCTGGACCCGGTAAGCGACTCGCACTGTATCGACGCGTGGAACCACAGGTTCCACCCCGTGGTATATTACGAGGGGTTAAGTTTATTATATCTTGTAGTAATATAACACACACAGCGCCATGCCTTCTACGCAGATATGGTACCATTCTGTCATTGTGCGGTATCCGCTTGACTTTCCGCCACTGGTCGCTCTCGCCCCTTGCGAGAGTCACGTTAGCCAGGCGATTGCTCTTATCGGTACGGCTGCCGGCTCGGAACTCAGTGACTGGGTTGCGCAAGTCGAGCGGGGCAAAAAGACGCACCGACTCCATGTTCAGGCGTATATTCACACCACTGACAAGGTGCGCAGCACCACGCTCAACAAGCGTCTCACTGCGATGCTCGCAGACACGCCTTTCGAGAGTTGCGAAACTGGCCCGGCCAGCGAAGCTGGAAAGGGCGCGCTTCGCGACTACTGTATGAAAAAGGACACGCGTGTCCTGGGCCCGCTTGGTAAGCGCCCGATTTACACGGCGCGTGACTTACGTTGTATGGAGAGTTTGCTTCCGTGGCAGCAGCAACTTTGTTCGCTTCTCGCGGAAGAACCGGACGACCGGACACTCGTATGGATTTACAACCCATCTGGGAACGTGGGCAAGTCCAAGTTCATGAAGTGGTATCGGTATCTCAAGAAGGGCGTGCGCGTCCCTATGGGGACAGCCACGCAACTCAAAGAATGCGTGATCGCGAAGGGTGCGCATCGGTGTTACATGGTAGATTTGCCGCGAACGCGCGGCAAGGAGGAACGAATCACCGAGATATTCTCGGCCCTCGAGGAAATTAAGAACGGATGGGTGGAGTCAGCAATGCACGGCAAGCCGAAGGAATTGATGATGGAGCCGCCGCACGTCGTCGTTTTCAGCAACGACATGCCTAATCTTAACCTGGCTTCTCGGGACCGGTGGCAGGTTTTTACGGTCCAGACCAGTACGAGCCATCTGAGCCAGAATACAATATAGAGGAGGCTCAGCCGACGATGATTTTTTTGAGAGGGGCGTAGCCCCAGTATCACAGCGGAGCGCCTCAAAAAAAACACAAACGCATGTGTAGTGATTGTTTAACACCCAACCAATCACTACTCTCTACGCGCAATTGATAAAATTCCGCGTTCATGCCTTTCAAAAGTAAGCGACGCTATCGTCGCCGTCGCGCGCGTCCTGCGCGCACTCGCCGCCGTCGTCGCACGCGTAAGCGGCTCCCGCCCATCGGCTTCGGGCTGAAGCATCGGTGCCGCTTGCGGTACACCGATGTGATAACTCTCGACGCATCGGCGAATACCACGGCGATGCACGGCTTGCGGTGCAACAACGTGTACGACCCGGATGCCACGGGTGGTGGGCACCAGCCCCGCCATTTCGACTTGCTCGCTGAGGTGTATGACAATTACACCGTCGTCTCCAGTAAGATTACTGCGAAAATCGTAGGATACGATGGAGCGGGCGGAGATGCCGCGCAGGCCGTAGGCATTCGCGCCAGCCCCGACCTGTTGCTCGAGAGCCCGAACATGGACATCCCCGCTCTCCACGAGATGGGTCGCACCGCGAACACGACCTGGACCATGGTGAAATCCACGGAGCCGCTTCAGACGCGGCAGCTCACGAAGTCCTGGTCGCAGCGCACGTCCCGTGCCCTGGGTGGTCCCACCAGCGACGACGTCCTGTCCGGCTCGACCGACGGCAACGGGCCCGCGCGGCAGGATTACTTCACGCTCTTCACGAGTGGCGCCGGCATGGATGCCCTGGGTAACCCGCGGCGCTTGAACATCATGGTCACCATCGACTACGTCGTAGTCTTCAGCGGGGTGAAGGGAAACCTCCCTGAGGACTAAACCATCCTCGCGGGGCCATGTCCAAACCCTCCACGTGCTATTAGTGCCTCACCCGACACACACCCCGCAGGCGAAGCCGGAGGGGGGGG